GTGTTCACCGAGATTTCGAAGTCCCGGGAGAGCACCTTGTCGTCGCTTGTCGTGGCCATCGGTCAGCGTCCTTTCAGTCGCGGTGTTCCGTCGCTCGCCTGACGTGCAGGGCGAAGTTGAGGGTGAAGCGGTAGCGGTCCCGCTCGTCGCGCCCGAGGTTGAACGGTCCGGTCTGGAGCGAGGAGCAGACGCACAGCCGCACCTCGTCCTCGCCGCCCGGGTCGAGCGTCACGTAGCGCAGTCCCTGCAGCGCGTCGTAGAGCGCCTGAGCGGCAGCCGCAGGCGTCTCCGGGTCGTCCGGAGCGCCGCGCACCATGAGCTGCACGGTCGGCTCGTCCCAGCCGTAGGTCGCCGCCGGTCCTAGCGGGTTGCCGCCCGTCGAGAGGACCATCAGCGCCTCGTCCGGCGCATCCGGCAGGCGCTCTAGGAACACGTTGCCCGTCGTGCCCGTGGCGTCGTAGGTAACCAGCCCGGCCGCGTCGAGATACTTCGCCAGTGCCCGGGCAATCACGGCAGCCTCGCCTTCACCTGACTGCCCACCCAGCGCATGATGCGCGGCCCGTCTTCCTTCGCCGCCAGCTCCAGCCACTTGGCCCGCCGCCCGGGAGCGTGCCGCCAGCCCGTCTCTTCGTGCTGCCGCGCAGCGTAGGCGGAGGCAGCGCCGCCGTAGCCGACCTTGGCCAGCAGATGCGTCGGGGTCGCCTTCTCCACGTTGCCGGAGGCCGACAGCACGCCCTCTTGATAGGGCACCGTCTTGTTGGCCACGTTCAGCAGCTCCGCCGCGCCGTCGTTCAGCGTCGTCGCCGCCGCGTCCCGGACCTGACGGAGAACCTTCTCGCGGTGGTCGCGTACCATGCGGATGCTCGCCAGCTTGCTCACCGCCCGCTCCGTCCCAGCGAGACGCGCAACGCCTCCGTCCGCAGCAGCCCGCCCAGCACCTCCACGGCGACCACGGAGTAGGTCCGCCCGGAGACGGTCACGCGGTCCCCGACCGTCACGGCTGCGTCTGGACGCAAGTAGACCGTAGCCTCGGAGACGGTCACGGCGTCCTCGGTAACGCGCACCAGCCGTCGTGTGCGCTCGACGCGAGCCGGATGTGTGGTAGGAGTCTCGTAGACCGCGCCGGACGCGCCCTCACCCTGCAGCGACTCGACAGCGACCTTCTGACGGAGTAGCGCGGTGGGCATCACAGCAGCATCGCTCCCCGGAGGATGCGCAACGCCTGCGGAGCGACGACCGGAGGACGGACGCCGGAGACGCCGCCGATGCTCACGGCGGTGCCGGCCAACCCGTCGATATCGTGCTCCTCGCCCGTCTCCGCCCAGAAGCGGACCTGAGCGCAGGCCGCGTCACGCAGCGCCTCTGCCACCGCAGAGTCGGTCGGTACGCCGTCCTCGTCCACGAGGAACGGAGCCGTGACCGTATCGTCCAGCAGCTCAGACGCGCGGAGGAGCAGCCGCTCCGCGTCCGGCGGCGCAGCCAGCCCGCTCCACGTCCCGTACTCCCCTGCAGTCGCGTAGGGTGTCCAGCTCATGCGTCCTCGGCCTCCGGGGTATCCGGCGCGTCGAACGCGTCCGGGAAGTCCACAGGCGTCTCAACCGGCGTCTCGACGGGCGACGGCGCAGGCGCTTCGCGCTGCCGGTCGCGCACCGGCTCCAAGCGCCGCGAACGGCGCAACCAGATGGTCTTTCCGTCCGTGTGTGGCAGGTGGTAGTAGGGCACGCGGCTCACCTCTCTCCGTCCCTCGCCCCGACCGGCACGCGTTCGCGCCGGAAGATAGGCGGGTGGTCAACGCGCAGCCGTGGCGTCCCGGGTGCGCTCAGGTTCGCGGCCTCGCCCGTCCAGTCCACGTCCAGCGCCGAGGCGTGCTCCCCGAGGAACGTATGCGCGACTCGTGGACGGCCAGCGGTGCGGCTGCGGTCGGTCCCGCCCCGCCCCTCCACGAGCGACGGTCCGTCCGCGTGGTCCACGAGCGACGGCCACGTGTACCAGATGCGGGAGCGGCGGACGAGGCTCCAGTACCGGCTGAGCCGTCGGTCGTAGTTGGGTACGCCCGTCAGCGCGTCGTAGTGGGCAATCATGTCGCGGATACAGGCCGTGGGCACGACCACGAGCGGACCCCAGTTCAGCGTGTGCATGGTGAGCCACGAGATGTGCGCCCGGCGGTGCTTGCGCAGCGCCTTGTCGATGAGCTGCGCGTATGGCCGGACGCGCCCCGCGTAGCCGCACAGCGGCACGTCGGCGGGGAGATAGTCCAGCGCCCGCTCCAGCCCCGCGCAGAGGTCGCGGCAGACCAGCACGTCGTCTTGGATGACAGCGTGGTAGTCCGCTTCCGGGTCGTAGCTGAGCATCGCTCGCCGCCCGGTGTCGTGGCGGTCGTTCTTCCGGTCCCACACAACGGGCACGTCGATACGGTCCAGCGCGGAGAGAATCCGCTCGACGCTTGCCGCCCGCGCTGGGTGCGCCATCATCGCCACGGACAGCCTCACCGCGCCGCCTCCCGCTCGAACACCCAGAAGCCGATGGCCCGGTCCGGCCCCTCGTGGGCGCAGCGCCAGCCCCGGGGAACGTCCGGCAGGAACTCGCGGTGCAGCACGTGCGCCTCCCCGGCCTCGTCGTGGTTGGAGGAGTGGACGCACACGACCGGGGCGGAGTCGAACAGCAGCTTGAGGTGCCGCCGGTAGAGCCGTTCCTCGGTCAGGTGGAAGAGCACGTCCAGCGAGAGCGCCAGCCCGGCCGGAGGCAGCTCGGGTGCGCGGATGCCGTCGAAGTAGACCCACGCCCGGCGCGGCAGGCGGACGCGCTCCCGGCAGATAGCCAGCGCCGCCGCCGATACGTCCAGCCCCACGTAGCGCCGCACCTTCAGCCGCGCGGCAATCTCGCCGTCGCCGCAGCCCCAATCGATGATGCGGTTGACGCGGTAGCGGTCCGTCAGCGCGTTCACGAACGCCGCCTTATGACGCGCCGCCGCGCCGCGCGAGCCTTCCCCGGAGCCGCGCCGTCCGGCGAGGTAGCGCGTCTCCCAATACTCGATGACGGCCCGGCTCACAGCGGTCGCCTCCGGAGCCGTCGCTGGTTGGCCCAGTGGTGGACGGCATACGCCTTGGGGAAGTCCTCGCCCGCGCGGTGGAGCTGGTCACAGCGGTACGGGTAGAACAGCGCCTCGTCAAAGACGGTCACGCCGTCCGGGTGCGCGCGGTACTGCGCGGTAAGGAAGTGCGGCCCGGATACCTTGGACGGCCGCTTGCCCTTGCCGGAGAACACCGACGCGGGCAGCGCCTCCACCAGACGGGCGAGGAACGGATGGCCCGGCACCGCGCCCATGATGGCGTTGTTCACGACGCGGTCCTGCCGCTCCCACGCGGCGAAGCAGGGGACGCCCTCCAGCAGCTTGCCGAGCGGGAGACGCGGCTCGAAGTCCGTGTCCACCCAGACGCCGCCGAAGAGGTACAGCAGCTCGTAGCGGAGTACGTCCGCGCGGAGCTGGCCCTCGAACCCCGGGCAGAGCTTCCCGGCGTCGTCGTAGAGCGCCCGGTTGCGGAGCACCGGAAGGTGCGCGTCAGTCCAGAGCCGGTATGCCCAGCCTGGGTGGAGCCGCCGCCAGCCCTCCGCGAACTCGCGGTACGCGGCGGGCAGGGGCGACCCCAACCAGAACTGGTGCAGGATACGGGGTATCACGCGGCACGGAAGCCTTACGAGCTGGTCCGGTTGGCGGCCGCGACCACGACGCCCTTGGGGCGCAGGAGCTTGGCCCCGTAGAGGAGCAGACCGCGCACCACGTCCGCGAAGTGGTCCTGGCTACGCATCGCCTCTACCTCGTTGACCTGGGTCACGAGGCCGAGAGCGGACGGCGTGCCGCACCACACGAGATAGTCGTCCCCGCCGCTCGTGAGGACCGGGTTGCTGTTGCTCTCGTACACGTCGAACCCCGCGCCCCGGCCGATGTGGCCGTTGAGCAGCGCGTCAGCCGCCGTCTGGCCAAGAGCCGGGTTCTTCACGAACTTGTCGTTGTTCAGGAGCTGCCCCGCGAACCACGGCGGCACGACGCACCAGCGGTCTGTGTCGGGGATGTCCTTCTCGGCGCAGGCGGTACGCAGCTCCAGCAGGAGGTCGTAGGCGTCGTCGCCGCTCCCCACGTTGACCGAGCCGAGGTCGTTGCCCGCGTCCACGGCGTCGTAGAGGTCCACGATATGCTCATCGACCGTCTTGGCGAAGCCGTACCCGGCGTTGCGGGTGGCCTCCCCCACGAGGTCGCCGGCCATCTGCCGCTTGTCCACGTCGTCGACCTCGAACGC